ATAGCATGAATACTATCGTTGCTATAGATATACATATTCCCTTGTAATGGTTTCATATCTTTAATAACACTTGTTTCTGCAAGAGTAAATTCATCTGCTGTGTTTACACCAGTCTCAAATGGATTCCAATTATTAGGGATAGATCCTGGAACTGCGACATCAGAAGTTCTTACAACACCTGATAATCTTCTTACAGTATTACTTCCGTCTTTCTCCGTAAGGTTTCCAGCTACTAATAAATCACCGAATGATTCTACTACACCTGCAGTTACTGTTACTACATTTCTAGATTTAATAAATACCTTAACAAGATTACCATCTGCTAAACCACCAATATGTAACACTGTTGTATTTGTAGCAGTGTCAGTGTATATTTGAAACTTAGTAGCATTTACCGAAGGCATACTTGAATATGCTGGTAAAGTTCCTGGAACAAATGTCGCTGTATTTGTTGTATTAGTTCCTGCTGGAGTACCTGCTTCTGCAGTCCTAGCAGCAGTAGCCACTGTTACCTCAATACTATTCAATGTAAAATCTACTTTTTGTCCAAGATCAAATGTAGTTCTAAATCCAGTTTCCCAAGTAGCACTAATAGGTTCTTGTTCAGCATAGTAGCTATCCCATCCAGGAAGTTCTGCAAGGACGATATTAGCTATGTTAGTATTGCCTGCAGTGTCTAATATGTAATGGGGTTTATCTAATCCATTATTAAGAATGAAAGCAAAGCCACCAGCAAACAAAGTATGTTGCCATCCAGTAGTCGTAAATTGAAAACCATTTGTTAATCCTGAAGGTGTGATATCTCTCTTAGTACCTGTGTGATCTTGTATATAAACCTTTTGACCGACAGTAACATTATTACTTAATAAGTCTACAACCCAAATATAATAACAACCAGTAGGTTGTCTATTAGGATTCTCCCAAACAGCAAAGTATCTTACTTCTCCAAAGGATAATGGATTAGACAAATCATTAGTTATATCGTTAAGCAATAACTCACCTTCCATTTTACGAATAGCATTATCTTTAAACCTTACATTTCTAACATCTGTGAATATATTAGGTGCGAGAGCCACAGGAGAGGTATCTTTTATAACACCCATTTTGGCTACTTCTGTAACATCAATCACTTGGTCTGCCATTTAATTCTCCCTTAATTCTTTTCTAAGCACATTCTCGTACACCTGTTTGTGGATCAATGAAACAAGCTTCTACTTTTTCTTCTTCAGTTTCCTTAATCTCATTTGTATCCTTCTTTTCTTCTTCTATGGTTTCGTTAAAGATTCCGAATCGTTTACCACTAATCCTGAATGTTGTGCAACCCTTCGCACCACCTTTCCAGGCATCAACATAAACCTTTTTAAAGTCTTCATATGAGACATCATCTCCTACATTACAAGTTTTAGAACAAGCACTGTCAATGTAATGTTGAGCAAGTAATAATACTTCTAGATGCTCTGTAACTTTAATGTCATTGGCAGTACGACCTTCAACTCCCTTTGAGTAGGCATAATCCTTTACGGACTCAACTTTTGGTCCTTCAAATGTTTGTATAGTTCTGTCAAAATAGTGATTAAATACAGGTTCAATTCCTCCACTAACATTATCTGCTATAATACTTATAGTTCCAGTAGGAGCAATAGAAGTCAGATGACTATTACGTATTCCATGCTGTCTTATAAGCGATTGAATAGAAGCAGGCAAGGCTCTTATATAATTAGACTTAAGATATTCTTTTCTAAATAATGGGAACTCACCTTTTTCTTTAGCTAACATGGCAGATGCCTTGTAGCAGTGGTCTCTTAAACAAGCAAAGACCTTTTCTGTCCATGTCATAAATTCTTTTGAAGCATATGGGAATCCCAGCATCTCTCCAGCATTAGCCAGACCTGTAACACCTAGACCCATTCTTCTTTTATTCTTAGCTTCATCTTCTTGAGCCTTCAGAGGATAAATAGTTCTATCAACGACATTATCCATAGCTCTTACAACTTCAGGTATATCCTTTTTAAATTGATTAAAATCAAATGAACAAGATTTTCCCTTTGTTTCCAAGTACTTAGTCAGGTTAAATGATCCAAGAAGACAAGCACCATAAGCTGGTAATGGTTGTTCACCACAAGGATTAGTTGCGTTGATCTCTTCGCAATACCATAGGTTATTCATCTCTTTAATTCTATCAATAAATAGAACTCCAGGCTCTGCCCAATCCCAAGTGGATTGCATTATTTCATCCCAGACTTCTCTAGCCGACAAAGTGCCACGATGATCACCATTAAAGTAAAGATCGTAGTCAGTATCGTTGTCCAAAGCTTCCATAAAGGCATCTGTAATTCCGACTGATACATTAAAACCTGTGAGCTTATCATTATTACGTTTAGCACGAATAAAGTCCAGTATATCAGGGTGGTCAACTCTAAGTACACCCATTTGTGCTCCTCGTCTATGACCACTAGAAGCGATGGTTTGACAGATAGCATCAAAGACCTGCATAAATGAAATAGGACCACTAGACTTACTGTCAAGAGACTTAATAGTATCACCTTTTGGTCTAAGCTTACTGAAATCGTATCCAATGCCTCCTCCTCTACGCATGGTTTCAGCTGCTTCTCCAGCCCTCTGCATAATACAGTCCATGCTATCTTCTATTTCACCAGATACAAAACAATTATAAGCAGTAGTAATTCTATTAGAACCTATTGCTGATTGAACTCTACCTGCTGGAAGGAATCTCATCTCACCCAACAAATTTTCTAAGTTAAACTTGTGTTCCTCATTATCACTTAAAGTATGAGCTATTCTCTTTATCTTCTCATCAAACGATTCACCTTTCTGACGATATTTCATCTCATCGATTTCCTTTGAGATAGGCATATCTGGACCTTCATACAATTTATTTCTTAACATAATTTACTCCTTTAAGATAATGATGGGCTACCCCCTTAAAGGTCGTGTTATATGTCAGTCTTGGTATTCACCAGTCCTTATCATTTCAGTTACTTCTTCTGCTCTTTTTCCTACTTGTTTACTCCAATTTGAGTCCATCATTTCATCAGCAGCAGTATCGTAATCTTGTTCCTCTAATGCAGTCATTGCCTTTTTAAACTTCTGAGCAGTACCTATTCCCACATTGAATACAAAGTTAACCATGGCTTCCTGTCTTATACTATCTAAGTCTCTCCACCAATCCATATACTCATCTAATAGTTCTTCTGTTCTTTCAATATCATTCTCTAATAGGTAGTCTATTTCTTCATCTGATAGACCTACATCTTCTAGGTTTCTACCTACTCCTATTGTCCACTTATCTGAAGTGCATTTATAAAGTGTATTCTTAACACCCTCTTGTCTTCTTAATGTCTCTATAAGTCTACTCATATATCCCTCTATTTAGTTAATCCTTTATATTTCTCAAAACTTCTAAGTCCACCCAGACCCAACATACCCATGAGTACTGTCATAAGACTTCCCATATCAAATGTAGGTAGCTCTGGTATTACTACATTAAGGTAAGCACATACGAATAGAGTTACAGGAGCAAGTACGAAGTGCCAACACAAAGCAATACCACACGTCCAGCCGATGAATGGTCTCCACCCAGCGACAAATATATTCTTATGTTTAGCTTCTTCTTTATTAATTGCTAGTTGTCCTTTGGCTAGTTCTTGAGCATGAGTCTCTGCCATAGTAGCTACTTCATGAGCCAACTTATTCTTCATATCTTTATCTTCTATGAACTTACCTAGAAGATTACTTACTGGTCCTATTAATGCTGTTAACATATGTCCTCCTATTTTCTACAATCACAATCACATTTACATATCTTATACTTTCTTATTTCTTTTATTTGGTTTATTAGTTTCTGTAACAACTGGTTTACTTTCTTTTTTATCTTCTTTAAGTGGTTTACTAATTTCATATTTATCGAACCTCGCTTTGAGTTTATCTTTAAGTTCTCCATCTTCACAATATCTTAGAAAGAAAGATAGAGCATATTTACTATTCCCTTTAAACAAAAGCTTACCTTTATTATATAAAGCTCCTTCTACTTCTTTTATAATAAGCTGATAACCATTGCTTTTATATACTGATTTATTTCTTAACTGCATTTTTTAAACTAGATATAACATCATCTATATTAGGCTCTTTACTATTTGGATTATATACACACTTAT